TCTTCCGTTAAATATCTTTGAGACATAGTCACCTGATAGACCCGCCGCACGTTGCACCAACATGCAGTAAGAAACTACACGATTAAGTAATTGCCGCCACGTTGTTGTGGTTGTTACCCAATCACCGGGGATATTAACCGCTTCGAGCTTATTGGTAACGGAAGCGACAGCACCATCAATCTGCAAATCTATATTTTCAGGAATAGCAAAAACTTGAGGGTCTGCAATTAAGCTTGCATGATCCGTTGAGCTTGGTACCGGGATTATTCTAGCTATACACCAAGGTTCTGGCCCATAGTCCGTAATCGTCAGCCTGTGCCCAGCGCCTACAATCGCATCTCGGTACTTTCCCCTGCGTGGATCATCACCAACTCCAGTACCGATTATTGGCATAATGTAATAACGTCTGCTCATTAGTCTCTTCTAGCCAAATGCTTTTAAAACAGACTCTTTGGCCTGCTGTAACTTATTAGTAACCATAAGTAGATCACTCTCTGCCTTACGTTGTGCTGCAACAGCACTGTCTTTACCAGCCTTAGCTACTTTAGTTCTGTCCAGTATCTCAGAAGCGACTAGTTCTGCTTTAGTGATAATGTCCTTTACCTTAACCTTAGCTTTAGTAGATGCCTCTAAGGCAGCAGTAGAGGCTACACTAGCAGCTTCTTGCACAGCCTTCTGATGAAGAACAATAGCAGCTTCAGCTTTATTAGCCTTAACTACCACCCTATCACATTCCTTATTAAGAGATTCTTTCTCCTTTTCAAGGATATTAATTTCTTTCTTTAACTTAGTAACACTTGCCTCTGCTTTAAGAACAAGTTCAGCAGCCTCATTTGCAAACTCAAAACTCTTGAAGAGACGAGAAGCAGCACGAAGATGCCCAACGACTTCTCCTGTAGTAATTTTCTTTTCAGCCATCTTGTTCCCCTAGTTCTTCAATGAGCAGTTAATAAGAATTGAGTATGTATCACCAGCAGCACCGCCAGTAGAGAGTAATCGTACATCTCCCTCAGTAGCCGTAGTAGGATCTCCTGTCATACTCTTACCACTATAGGGGCGATAGTCCATGTAACCCTGTCCTTGGAGATTCTCAATAACCTCGTCAGCAGCATCATCAAAGACAATTGCTATATTGTCGTAACCAACACCCACTGCCCACGTGATCTCATCAACACGAATACGTCCGGGTAATACTCCGCCCGGACCTATAAGCGTAGACCGATCAATAATTACTTCGTCTACGTCAGCAGAGCCGTCTCCTGCAAAAGAGCCTGTGACGTTAATCACATGCTTACGACTACCACTAACCATTACTTTTATATCGGCCATTGTCTATCTCCTATTACGCAGGTGTTACAGAAGCAGCAGTTGAGAATGAGCCGAATACAAATATACTTGTACCGTCAGATGAGAACTCTAGGTAATCACCAATCACTTCAACACCATCTTCTAACGTAAGTGTATCAGCAGCACCAACTAATTGTAACACACCAGCTTCCATAACAGTACCATTCATAGTACCTGCTGTTTCTGCTGTGATTACAAAGTCGGTTGCGAAGTTAGCACCAATAACAATCTTACAACGCCAGCCCTGAGTAGCTACTGGTAGAGTAATACCTACACCAGTTCCACCATCTAGGACATATGTTTGCCCATTTGATTCATCAGCAGTCAAGACTTTAGCAGCAGCAATACCACCAACATCAGTGGATAAGCGCATAGAACTAGCACCCATTTTAATAGGACCAGCCATGTGTGTTCCTACAGGATAGTTTTTAACAGACATATTTATTCTCCTAACCCTGTCTAGGGCAGTCAACTCCCATCTTTCAGGGATCTATAATTTATTTAAATATTTAATTGCAGATTTAAGAAGTTCGACAGAGTCGCCCAACATCCCCAATCCACGGTTACACTGATTACAGAGTAGACCACGTACTTTTCCAGTAGTATGGCAATGATCTACAACTAATGCTTGTTTCTCTTCTTTATAGTGCTTAGTGCAGATCTTACAACATCTTTTCTGCTCTTCAAACATCTTATTATAATCCTCTAAAGTAATACCATACTTTTTTTGAAGATCATTATTTTTTACTTTCTCCGGGTTATCTTTTCTCCACTGCCTGCCATAAGCAGCTTTATCCTGATCGGGAAGAGTTTCTGCCCACTCACAATTCTCTGGAGAATAGTTACCGTGTTTATCTATTCTTTTAATTCTATGTTGTGAACTAGGACGTTCGCCCATATCCTCCACATATATCCAAAAGTCTTCCCATTCTTTGCAGATTGAGAACTTAGTTCGCATCTTCCTCATCCAGCACCATGAATTATATAGGGAGTGCTTCTCTTTCTTCCCCCAATCCTCTGGTCTAGTTTGTTTTAGATGCCCGTGTTTCTTTAATCTCTGTCTATGTTTGTCGCATAAACCATAAGCAATTACATCACCTTTACAATCTTCTACATCACAAATATTTCTCATGTTGTCCTCCACCGGGTGTATGAGATTAATATTATTATATGGTTTAACCTGGGTGGTTACGCGCCAGGCGACCCAAAAATCCCGCGAGGATCAGACCAGCCAGCACTATAACGACCAGATGCTTTAAACTTAGCATTACCAGTATCAAAGTCATTGTCTAGACCGAACTCATCACCTTTACGTTCAAAGAACTTCATACCATCCATGCAGGTAGTACGAATGAAGAACGCATCAGCATCAGTCAAGTAGTTGTTGATAGTAACCCCACCGGAAAACATCCCAGTGTTACGCAGCGCGTTTGGATCATTATCAGCAGTACCTACTCGAAGAGTACTGTTAAGAATACGTTCAGCTTCAAACTTCAACTCAGTTGGTATAATCAACTGCTTGGGCATTACATTAATCTTAAGACCACGATCATTCGTGAAATCCATCAGATCAATACAAGACTGCTCCAAACTAGCTTCACTTAAATCAGCAGCAGTAGTTAACTCATTTGCATAAGTACCGCCAGCATAATTTAAATGGGCAGTAGAACAAAGTTCTAGTCCATCACCACCAGTATAAGAACTGTCGAATGCTCTGTTATAAATATTAGCACCAACAATTTCCTTAGTCTGTCTCATAGAGAAGGCCAAGGATTTAGCATTACGCTTACCTACGATATCATACAGATCATCATCATATACTTCCTGAGTAATAACAAACCCCAGTGCATATACTACGTGACTGTACCGTGTCATGAAGCCCTGCTGCATAGTATCGTAATTAATACTACCACCCTCAGTTTTTACCTGAGCCAGCCCGAAACCACTCACACTCATATCTTCTTCATAAGCACGGCGAGATGTGTTCATTTCAAACAACGATGTATATTGTACATCATGTTCGTTGTACGCATCACCGTACCACTTGTTTACACCAAGCTCTAGAGCTCGTGCAAAATTACCACTATTAATAGCCATTAGTTATTCTCCTTACAGACCGACATTCAAGCCGCTATACGAATGATTAGCTGGGGTTAGTAACCAGCGTGTATACGCCTGACCGCCAGCAACATATTCGTTGTCTGGATCTTGCACTAAACCAATAAGGCGTAGTGGCAAGGAGTTAGTCGTAGCATGGCTAGAGGAATCAATATACATATCTGAAATACCAGTCGTAGCATTCGGGCCACCACCAATGATCTCAACGTTTGATCCTACATCAGCCAGTTCCAATGGATCAGTATCACCATCTTCACTACCTTCTAACAGCACATCAGGTGCCGTACATACAAGAATGGTGCCAGCAGTATTCAAGGGAACACTCTTAGCATTAATGCCAGTACGAGTAGGCTCAGAATTACTGAGGAAATTATCCCCAATCTTACCAAGAACAGTACTAGCATTGTGGTTTAAAACGCCCACTACGACACCGATGAATCCGGTCTCGCCAGCAGCAAGGATATCCAAGTAACCATCAGCGGTCATTTGTACTAGATCACCAACACCGATAGCGGCGTGGGTTGCATCTAGCTCAAACTGCTGAACAGAACTCTGCCAAGGTGAACCTGACAGGGTGCCTACTGGGATAAAGCCTTTAACTTTATCTGCATTAGCCATATTAAATCTCCAAATTTAATTAGCTAGATAGACTGCTGGTAGTGGGGGAAATCTTTAATTAATCTTGATCTCACCATATTTACCAGATAGCCCATCTACATTTTCATAAATAATTTCTTCCGCACGATTAATTTCTGCTGCTTTAGAAGCCTGATCTTCCCTATAAAATTCAGTTTTGATTTTCATAAGATAGGCAGTAACGCCCTGACCAACACTCTTACTCACAACAGTACCGACATTGGTGCTTTGCTTAACATCCACAGCACCGACCTCAACCCCCTCATTCATATAGACATGCCCATAATCAGCAGCCTTGAACTTGTTGATTCGTCCATCAACGTCATTAACCCAACGGTAAGTGTAGTTTTTTTCCTTACTTACAACAGTAAGGATGTCTCTGTTTCCACCTACGGGAACTCTTTTTCTCTTAGTCTCACTTCGGCGATTTGCCATTGTTCTATCCTCTCTTAGCTAAAGTAACCTGATTGCTCTAATGCTTTGATGTATTCTGACTCACTGTCGTATGTACCATCACGAACAAGTGTTCGCATAACATTTAGTGTATCAGAGTCAAGATCTTTAACTGTATAGTTAGGCGCTCTTACCCTAGATGTGGCTCTACTGGCTCCTTCTACAGGAGATGGTCTAGTTCTTGTAGCTGTAAACTTATCAGGAAAGGCTGACTTAACCTCTGCGGTTACCTTAGCCAATACTGAAGAGTCAAGCGTTCCGTATTGTTTTGCATACTCAGCACCTACTGCATCAGCGTATCGCTTCAACTGGGTGTCTGAATCATACCATGTGTTCTGCTCAGCCCAATCATCAAACACAGTTGTATCTGGTGACTGTTGTACTGGAGCTGCTGGCTCTGCGTGGATATCAATGATCTGTTCGTCAATTTCCATGACACGATCAAATTCTTCTCCTTCAAGAGCCGCACGTTTTTGTACCTTAAGGTCGTCTACGCGCTGCTTATTAATGGATTCCTGTAGCGTCTCTAAATGCTGCTGGAGTGCTGACTGGGAATCTTGCATACGTTTAACTGCACGTTCAGATCTGTGGATCTTGTCATACAGTGGTTGTCGTTCCATAAACTCTTCTGCTGATAGGTTACGTCTACCATCAACACCTTCGGGATTCCATCCCTTATCAATCGCTTCTACTTCTACATCATTAAACTCTTCTTCTACGTTTAGATTATCTTCTTCTTTGAGTAGCTCTTCACTCATTCTTCTTTCTCCGTTATCACTAAGATATCCTCATCATTGAGGACTACAAACTCTTCGTTTGTATCTGTATCTAAAATATACTTGCCAGCGTGGCGTACGTAGCAAACTCTATCTCCTACCTTTGCCCAAGGATCATCTCCTTTCCAACACTCAGGTCCTATAGCAGTAACATCACCATATACCTGAGCAGCTTGCTCCTGTCTTTCATCCATAACAAGTGCAATACCACCATCACTCATCTTGTCCACCACATCTGGCTTTACTATCAGTCTATAACCGCAGGGCTTAATCTTCATTTTCATACTCTGCTTTGAGGAAGAAATCTAATCCCTTTAC